GAATCTCCAGTCTGGAGTTGCCCATCATGATCAAATGTTCCGGTGGTTGCGCCTAGAAGGTCAGAAAGTGCATTTTTAGCTTGATGAATATTAAGAATATAAGAATATTCCAAAACAGATTCTTCATAAGAAGCATAGATATTATTATCAGTTAATTCAATATCTAATACGTCCCCACCTAGCTTTTTATACGTATAGGATACTTGCTCTGCGGCGCCAGTACAAAAATATTGAGAAAATAGCGCAGATGTTGTATTGGAATATAATCCAAAAGGCAAATTAGCATTATCTTCAACATCGGCTGCTAGGCTGCTTGTCGTTAAAACAACAGCACTCATTTGTGAAACAGGATTTAAAGTAGGCAATGCCATTCATTTGGTCTCCTACCAATAAATAGTTAAGACGAAGGTAAAAAAACTAAATGTTAGTTGTTTGTTGGTTTTTTACTTTCAGCGGCCCTTAAATCAGATTGAAGCTTAGTCGCTTTAGGGGCTTTCTCCCGTTTCTTCCCTTCAGGGGGAGTTGCCACTGACGCTTCAACTACCTTTTTAGGCTTTGGACGTCGCTCAACAACTTTCGGCTTTGGTGCTGTCTTGGGCACCACAACAACTGTATTCTTTTTTCGCGCCTGGATAAGGCGTAATCTTTTCTTTTTTCTACCCATGGGAAATCTCCTTTATATAAATAGTCACTAAAACCCAAAATCTCAAAAAATTGGAGGCGTCAAATTTTTGACCAACTCGGTTTTTAAAAACAGTTTGTTTTGTATAAAAAACCCCGGCTTCTTAAAAAGAAGCCGGGGCTTATAATTAACCTAAGTTAATTTAGCTTAAGAGCCAGACTCACCAAGCAATCCACGTATAACCACAAGGCCATACATATCAGGACGAACCATCTTCTTGGCGTAGCGGGTCATGACACCCTTACGTGGCACGAAGTCTTCCGTACCAAAGATGGTAGGCGTGACTTGCAACGGCACATAAGGAGCATATACATAGCCACTCTCAAGGAAGCTATTGCCCTTACGACCAACAAGAACAAGGTTGCGCGGGAAGTAAGGATCGATGTAAACATCGTATTTCTTACTAATTTGGCCAACCTTAAGTGCCCCAGCGGTTCCCTTAGAATCATCAACGGTAACGCTTGCGCGGAAACCAGCAGTGAATTCAAGGATAGAAGCAACTTCTGGTGACGTGACCAAGAAATTAGCTCCGCCGCGCAGAGTTTTTCGGTGGATTTGCGCCGACACATCATTAACTGTCTCTAGGAGTGTCTCATACCACTCAGAAACAGTACCTGTAAAGTCGGGAGCTGCCGTATTGGCACCCACTTCTGCACCAGTTGTTCTCTCCACAAAAAGACCGGGTGACCGAGACCAGTAATAAGTACCAGCTTTGGCCTCCTTAATGAGGTCTTCAAGGATCTCGCGGTCAATCTCTAGAGCAATTTGCTCAGAAAGAATCGACGTAAGCTCGACCTCCGCATCAAGATTATGATAAGCATTAAGATCTTGACCAAGTTCGGGGCTCCACTTTGCCTTGAGCTTTTTGGTGATCGCCGTGACGGACACGGAATCGACCTTCAAGTCAATCTCAGGAATACCGACATTGTTTTCCAATCCCCAGCTATCTCTACCAACTACAGCACCAATTGCATTAGTGGTACCAGCAGCAGGTGTACCTGCAAAATCATCCGTAATGGGCCAAGAGAAATTGCAGCCAGCGACCGCTTGCATTGAAGCGCTGACGGTTGCACCTGAACCTCCGCCTGTTTCCAAGCCGACCACACGCAGCACTCTGTCACTAGTAGTACCCGAAAGGGTCGTCAAGCGGCGCGCCTGTTGCGCCGTAGCATCGAACATGCCGGCGCCGGCGTTGGTGATGGTGCCCGAAACCACAAAAGCAATCAAATCAGTAAAATTAAATTGACCTTGATCCCCCGTGGCAAGCAGAGTATAGTCCGCGATGGCGAAACTCGTACCAGTTCCGGCCGCGCCGGAGACCAATGCGGGATCCCATTGAAGCGTTCGGTTAATATCAGCTACTGTCATCGTGGTTAATGCGTCAGCAGCGTCGAGTACCGCAGTACCAGCGCCCCAGGTTCCGGAAGCAATGATTGCACAGCCCGCGGTGTCGTTGGGGCGAAGAACGGCCGAACCAGTTGGGGACGAGTATCCATTGTTCAAATTATAAAAACTCAACGAAGAATTCGCACCAGTAAGATCAACACCGCCAGTGATAGCCTGACCAACTCGACCTCCACCATAGAGTGAGGTATTTTGATTCTGAGCCAGGCGGAATGCGTTAGCGTCCGCGCCAGGCGCAAACGTGAAATCCATAAAGAAAATGAGTCCCGATGGGAGACTCATAGGTTGAACACTAACGAGTTCATTGGCGATTAATCCGCCGAAAACACGACGAACAATTGGGAACGCAACGGCTGCAAAGCCCTCAACGTCTCCGGCGGCCATCGTGGAAGCCTCACGAAGAAGCTCCTTTGCTTGGTTCTCAAGAAGACGAGACATATTCTGTTTCGCAGTCTCCGAGCCAAGACCTTCTAGAAGTCCGGTTTTACCCCACTTGTTAAGTAAAGCATCTCCTTCCTTTTTCATATCGCGTTTAACGATACCTTCTGTTAATTTTTGAAGTATAGACATTGTTTTTTCTCCTCCTTTATATGTAATGAAATTAAAATCTAGTCTTTAATCCCGGCAAGAGCTTTCATTCTCACCGTAAAGGGATCTACCCTTTTTTCCTCTTTACGAGGCATAAAGGCTGAAGAGCGTTTAGTCACAACTTCGTTCAGTGATTTTGGCTTACGACTAAGCGTATTAGCTCCCACTGCACTTTGAAGAGTTTCATATATAATTTTTGCTTCTTCAACTGTTTTTGCATTCATAATAGTTTCGACAATTCTATCTTTTTGTCGCTCATTCAACGAGGCGCTATCTAGAACACGGTTCTGGTATAACAACTTAGCATTTGTTAAGTTGGTTTCATTAAGCTTATCTTTAAGCTTATTAATGACTGTGCCATATTTTTGTAATTTTTCCTCCAACAAACGGACTTTTTTGTTGAGTGTTTTTTGTTCTGTAATGAGAGTTTTATTCTTTGATTTTAAAGAGCGGCTCTCCTGTTGAAGCTGGACACTCTCATATGCCTCATATGCTTCATACATAGCATCTGGCGTGTCGTCTTCTTCCAGAGTATCCTTTTTGAAGTGGCCCTCATACGTATCATCGTCGTCATCTCCCTTGAGGCCCGACATGCCGGTATTTTTATCAGCCTCTTCTTCTAGGGTCTCATCAGCTTCTTCAAATATTTCGTCACTCTCTTCTAAGAGAATATCCTTAATCATCTGGACGAGATTTTTTCCCTCCTTGACGTAATCTTTACCTTTGCCGGTATCAGACTTATCTCCCTTCCGCGATCCATCATCATGGGTGCCTTTGTCTGTTTTAGAATCTTCACCTGCTTTCCAGGTATAGTCTTTTTCGCCCCGATGAGTTTTAGACTCATCGCCCTTCCGCGATCCATCATCATGGGTGCCTTTGTCTGTTTTAGAATCTTCACCTGCTTTCCAGGTATAGTCTTTTTCGCCCCGATGAGTTTTAGACTCATCGCCCTGAGAGGCGCCTGTTCTTCCTGCTCCCGTCTCTTCGAGAGTTTCTTCCAATTCTTCTTCATCTAACACAAATTCTTCCTCCAAATATGCTGGATCTACGTCATCTTCTTCTAACTGATGCCTAATTGACTCTTCTAATCTATCCAGATCAATGCTAACAAACGTGTCATTAGATGTAGTTGACGCATAAGGCAATTGATCAACCACAAATTTGCCATTGTCTTTGGTGTTTTTAGGGGCTTCCAGGTCGACTGTTGGCGCGGCAGGTTCTGTGGGGGGAGCAGCACCAAAAAGGTCATCCATTCCCTCCATTCCTTCCTCTTGTTCCAGAATCATATCAACAGCTTGCTTAATGTCCTTCGAAAAATGTTCTACAATCTTCTCTTCTGCGCTTTGGCGGGCTGCCTCTTTTAATGATTCAGCATCGACAATAGCCTGCTCTAACATGTGGGACATAGTTCGCTCCTTTTAAAAACGGTTTTCCATCAATAATTAGTAGACCATAGGTGAAAATGCCCTTTTTATTGTTGAATGTTTAAAGACAAACATTTAATCCGTAAGACCGGAACCCGTCAAAGCATACATCCGCTCTGTAGCGATGTTTGTTAAAGAGCCGTAAACTATAAAACCACTAGTGGCATTTAAAGAGTGGATCCATATTTCTTTACATTTAACATCAAAGGTGAAAGTCGTTCCCGCGGCGGAAATACCTAGGAGATGTCTCCCCGTGATGACGCCGGCGTCTGATCCAGTTGAATTAAAAGTGATACCAATCGCAGGATTAGAACCAGAGGCCATGACAGTTACTGATTTGGTAACAAATGGAAATACAACTTGTTTTTCTTCGCCGGCGTACATGGCGCCCGAACCGGTTAAATAGGGGTGTCCGGAAGCCTGATAAGACCCAACATTTCTTAAACCAACTCCATGCGCTGGATAACTAATAAATTTACTATCATCAATCTCTGCCATTTTTTTCTCCTTCCTTTAATTAGTTGCCTGATTCTTTAATCTTTTGATTATGAAGCTTTTCTAAAACCTTTTTTCTTCGCGCTTTTTGTCGGCGCCTTTTGTCAGAGGGCTTTTGATACCTCATATGTTCCCTATAAAGATCAAGAATTTTACTATTCTTTACTTTTTTCATGAATCTCTTGATCATCGTTCCCGGGTGTTCTTTTTTATTTCTTGGTCGAACCTCTACATTAATTACTTTTCCCATATTATCCACCCTTAAATTAATTTATTCCACTTTGTATTGCTCAAAGCCATGATACCTGAAATATCTACTCCGGGATCGCCGGGATCGACATCCGAAAGAGGACTATGATTCGGGGCGTTGTTCAAATCGCCTCCCGCTGACAACGGTTCAACGCCTTCAAATATTTCTGTTCCAAATCCAGCAGCATCTAAAACTTTTCGTTTGTGTTCCTTTAACATTCTTCTCTTCTCTTCATCAAATTCCGCCCTTTGTTGCTCCAAAAATTCTTCTCGATGGGCTGGCGCGCCGGGCTCAGGTTTTTGTGCTGCACCATGGTATGTTTCTGTTAAGAGAGGCTTAAATCCAGCTATAACTTCAGAAATAATACTAGATAAAACACCCTCTTCCAATAAAGCTTCTTTAACACATTGTTTAACCAACGGTTTAAGGATTTGTTTTAATTCTGATTTTTTCATTTATCACCTTGTAAAAATATTATTTAGTGCGCGGTTAATCCTATCACCTTTTGTAAAGATTTTTGACAAACCTTTTCCTAAGCCTTCGTACATCTTAACTTTTTGGTCTAGTATATAGGCGTTTGGAGCAGAAGGCTCACTTACAGCATCAAAACATATTAACTGAAGATCATCTTGAACCATTTGTGCTCCGGAGCCTTTTGGGCACGGGCCCAAGGATCCTAGGGCCCTAGAAGAAAAGCCAAACTTGACGCCGCTGTTATAAAGGCCCTCCAAAATACCGCCGGAAGGCGTTTTTAAACATTGTATAATCCCATTAACATCATCGCCCTCCCACCAAATTCTAACAACTTTGTGAGATGCATTTTTAAGATTAATCACACTATCATCTGGATGGTCACATTCGCCAATTGCTCTTCCTTCGCTCACCATCTTGGCATAATTTTCAATTTCCCTTTCTAAGACTGGTCGGCCATAGACACGGCCGTTCCCATTTTGCACATCGCATTGTTGTAGTTTTGCTGGAAACAGCAAAAACCCATTGTTGATTAGCTTTTTTTCACCTTCGTTTAAAAGGTCTTTACATCCGCGTTCATCACATTTTAACTCGTAGTACTCTCTTAAAAGCGTCTTTGACATTATATTTTTTACCTTTTTGCGGCTGCTAACCGCTTGATACTAGACCCGCTACAGCAGCGCCGAACGGGTTGTAATTTCCATTTCTTAATCAACATTACAATCTCCTTCATTTTTATAAGTTATTTTAAACCCAAAATCATTCACTAAAACACCTAACAAATAACTAGTACCAGAACTTAAAGATCCCAGTATTAACCCATTTGTGACACTATATCCAAAGGTAAATAGTTCCGTATACTCATTAATTCCAAACAAAAACACCCCAACCCAAAAGCCCATACACATGGGACAATGGAACAACATGCCTAGGCCCCCTAGGGCGTTTTTCGATGGGCGAACCTTATTAAAAATCGACCCAAAAATTAGTATTTGAGTCATCCCATACGCAGCAAGAACAAAATATAATAAATCCATTTAGGCCTTTTTAATTATTAAAATCCGCCGCGGCCGAAAAGACCATATTGGGCTGGGTACCCTGTATATTGATTAATGGTACCTTGGTGCGGTTCATGAGGCACTTCACCAAGCTCAGTTGAATCTTTGTCATTAGGATCAAGAAGATCTTTTTCAAAGTCAATTTCGTATTTTTGAACTGCAAGGTAGTG